TAAACCAAGTGACATAAACTCTTCTTTTGCAACTAAATCACGTAATACTTTTTTTAAAGTGTTTATACCTACTCCACTTATTGATGTAACTTCTTTTGCAGTAACAAGGTAATTTGTTCTCTGTATTGCGTATTTATCCATACCTTCCAATATTGTTGCCTCTAAATTTTGTAAATCTCTTTGACTTATTCTTTGATTATCCTCTATCCTTAATATCAATCGTTCTACTTCTGATCTATTTAGTTTTTGGATAAACATATTAAAGTTTTTTCTATACCACATATAGAAACGTAGTCCAGTATCACGATATAATTTTTTAAACATTTCAGTCATTTCAGATATTGGAAATAATGTATTAAAATTATTGTTAGATGGGTTTTGATCTTCTTTATATAGTTCTATACCTCTTTTAAAATTTTTATCATAGTAATTAAAAACAGTTTTAAAGTTTTTTTTCTCTGCAATATTTATTTGTCTTTCAAAAAGTCTTGCAATTTTTCTTTCGCTTTGTTTTGTTAAAATAGATTTTTGTTTTAGTAACGAATTACATACTGCATATCGTTGTTCAGAATCTGGATATTCTATCATAGAAGTTTCATCTGCCATACATCTAGAAAGAAATTGATTTCTTGATTCTGTTGGTTTTGGTTTAGGAAGAGGCATTTTCTTGTTTATCTAATATTCTTTTGCACCATTTGTACATAGGATCATCTTCTACCTTAGATACTTTATTGTCACCTCCCCAAAGTGAAAAAGATATATCACCACAAATTGGTTTATCTTTTTCATCTATATATTTACCTGTCACATATTCATAAGCTCTTGATAAATAAGAAAATGTTTTTTTAACTACATCTAAACTTAGTCCACGTCTTTCAATAAGATCAGTAGCTCTATTTTTACCAACTAAAGTTGCGCAAGGATTATTAAATGATTTATTTATTTCTTTAGCTTTTTTTGCATTTGAGCTAACAGATTTAGGATAATCGTCAAATAATTCTTGCTTATATTCTTCTTCTTCATCTTCTTTGTCTTTATCTTTTGACAAAGCTTCTTCTAATTCATCCATATTTCTACATGGCATATACACAAGACCGTCTTCAGTTTCGTGAGTGTGTGTTGTAGAGCATCCAATCGCTTCTGCTCTTTCTTGTGCATCAACTCTATTATTATAAACTTCATCATCAATAGCTTTAAATGATTTTTTAGTTGACATTGGATGACCTTCTGGTAATAAGTCTTGATCATGTTTACCTCTTCTAAATCTACCATTTCTTAAAACATAAAGAAATGAATTAACCCTGGCCATTGCCCATTGTTGTTCACTAGTAACAGTAGGTCTTACTGATTGTGGGTTAGTTCTATAAGCACCTATACCTCTTTTATATACAGCAAATAATGTTCTTACATTTGTTTTTTTTGATTTAACATCACCAACTTTTTCATTGTGTTCTTCTACTTTTTTTTCTAAAGACTTTCTTAACCTCGCGTTCATTTCTTGCTTTTCATCTTGTTCTTCATCTCGCATATCATCTATTACGTCTTCTTCTACAATATCATTATCTTCTTCTTCTATATTTCTTTCTGGTAGTTCTGGAAATGTTGCACTTTCAGATACACCGACGTCTAAGTCTGTAATAGGCATGAATTGTGCAGGTACTAAATATTCATTCATAATATCATTATCTTCATCAACACCATACCCTGCTGCTTCTCTTTTCTCATTAGAAGTTAACCAATAACTTTTAGATAGATTATCAACTAATTGCTTTTGTTCTGGCATTAATTCTGGAATAGCACTATAATCAAAATCAAAGTATAGGTTATCTCCATACTGCGGTACAAGCCATCTATTAAACTCATCTCTTATCTTATTAAGTTCTGGTATTATAGCATTTGTAAATAATACTTTTCTTGCTATTCTATAGTTATCATATGTTGTAGATTCAGTGTTGTTTAGTAATTGAACTGGCACACCATATAGATTACATAAATCTTTTATTGTTGCATTATATGATTCTAATAACTGTAAATCAGATGTAGATAAACCAAAGTTTGTCCACGAAAACTTTTTACCAGTTATCATAATATCATTTGCTGATTTACTTCCTTGGTAGTTTCTTCTTAGTGCATCCTTTAATTGTTGTGCTTGCGTTGGTGTTATAGTTTCATCTTCTGGTGATAGCATACCTCTTGCAGACTGATTATGTAAAAATTTAAGGTTAGTTTCTACTGCTTCATTTGCAGTTGTTAAAACTCTCATTCCTGCTTCTATTGGTGACTGTCCATATAAGTGTGATCCATCGCCTTGATAGTCTGGATTAAAATCTGCAATATGTAAAACTTCTTCTGCTGTCAGATCATATTTATTTTTATTGTAGACCATCGTATACTTAGATACTGGTTTAAATATACCATCTGATTTTATTTCAATAAGATGTGCAGGTAAATTATATAATTGTGAATATACGCCAGCGTTTTCACCGTTCTCTGGTGAGATACCATAAACATATCTATTACCAGTTAACTTACCAAATGAAATTAGCTCTTGTAAGAATACAGAAAATGATTGAGCAGGATTAGGTCTATCAAGTAGTTTACCAAGTGCAGAATGATCAACTTCTTCAAATATATGCTTACGCATTAATTTCGATTTGAATACAGATTCCTCATTTAAACTATCTGATAATAATCCTTTATATTCTTTTACTGCACTTTCATCTAGTTTTTGATAAATTTTATATGGTACTGTAACTGCCCCTTTACTAATTAATTGTATTAAAGAATATATAGTAGGATTAAATTTATAACCTTTATCTATGTAATCTTGATTATATTGATTATTAGATATTGGGTTTGTGCCTAACACATCATATATAAATCTGTTATAAGATTCATTTGTTTGTTGAGAATTAAATGCTTTTAATCCATTTCTTAATCTTTGAAGAAAACTTGCCATATATAGAATTTATTTTCAAAAATACAAAAAATAATCAAACAATGATAAGGTTTGTTTGTCTTGCTAGTCCAGTTGTTACTGCATATCTGAACGCATCTTGAAGATGATCCATACCATTTTGTTTTATTTTGTTTATTGTGTTACCATCTTTATTTGATTCCCATATATAATACTGATACTCTTGAAGTAAATTTTTACTTTGTTTAGACGCAAAGACATCATACTCTTTAATGATCTGAATACCATTCATCACTGACCCTGCGCCTTTTATTGATCCTTTACAGTATAACCCTAGTCTTTTCATATCTTCTAATGATTTAGGTTCTGCACTATCACAGATAAATAATTCTTCTTCTAAACCTAGATTTTTTATTTCATTATAAATATCTTGATTTGTTAAACCTTTTTTAAATAATAATTCGTGTACAAATAATCTATCATTTTTTCTTCTAACCTCTACTATAGCAGTAGGATCATTACTGTAACCCCAATCAAGTCCATATACAACCTCAGAACTATCTTTATCTATAAAATCATTATAATCAATCCATTTCCAATTATCAAATATCTGACCTTCTTTAAATGTAGCACGTACACCTAAACCATAAACCCTCCATCTGTCTGCATCTCTATCTTTCATTCTTAATATTTCTTTTTTTATTTCAGGATCAAGGAACGCATTATCTTCAAATGTGGTAATGTAGGTATCGCAATCATCTCTAGTGCAGATGTCAGAATATATCCAATGAATCACATCAGATGGATTAAAGTCAAGTATCATCTTCTCAGTTGTTCTAAGTGACAACTGATTAAAGTCTTCTAAATAAAACTCATTCGCTTCATTTAAAAAACAATGTGTACGTTTTCTACCTCTAACCTTCATCTCATTATCTAACGAAATAAATTCTACTAGATGGTTTTTATACTTAAATGTCATCTCTGCTTTATTAATTTCTGCAAAGTATGTGATGCCTACGTTATCTGCTATTTCCATAAAGTCCCTATAAACTGATCCTTTAAGTGCAGGTAATGTCTTTCTTGCTATAGTGATTATTAAACGCTTATTTCTTGTGGTTAATAAATAAATTAAATATTGACATATTGCATAAGTTTTTCCAGATCTACTTCCACCCTGATGCACAATAATTCTTTTATCTGAATTAAGTGTTTGATAGAATTGCTTATTACATTCTATTGTTTCTTTTCTACTGGCTTCCATTCAATGAGTTTGCTTTCTATACCTCCTTTATGTTCTATAATATTTTGTTCTATAAATCCACGTTTCTTACCTTTAGTTTTAAGATAAAATATTGTTGAGGTCGAATTATCATTTTGTATTTGTTCAAACAACTTTGATTCTACAAAATCTAAAGCTACGTTTTGCAAATCATCTACTTGATTTCTAAAATCTTTATCATTATTATAATATTCATAATAAGCTGTTCTTGATATTTTAACTTCATTACATGCAGATGATACAATGCCTAAATGCTTTTTTAAAGCAACTAATAGTCTTTTTTTATTATGTAAAGTTTTGTTAGCCATAGTATAAAATTAACAATATTTAATTACGATTTGATTGTATCTTAAATTTTTACCATCAATCCTTTGTTTATAATAATAATATAAAAGCCACAATTGTTTCATTTGCCACTCTATTTCAGGTATTTTTCTATAATATTTATCATTAACAGGGAATAATTCTGCTAATGCGTAGATGCGTTTAAAACATTTTACGTCGTCGTTATTATGGTATTGATGTTCTTTTGCTTTTTCTTTATAACGCAAGATAAATGTTTCAATTTCTCTTATTACTTTGGTCTTGCCCTTTGTTATCACATTCTAAAAGTAAAATAAATTCATCTCTTGTAATAACTTTATTTAAATATTTATATGTTTTATTGTTATTAATATCA